TTTGCTGGCTGCAACGTGATCATGGACCCACAGGTCAACACTGTGATCCCTGGCACGGCAACCCACGTCAAGGAGTTCCGCTGCTACCTGATGAAGGGTGGTTCAGTTCTGGAAGGCGTCCAGCAGGATCTGCGCATTGAAGCAGACCGCAACGTGCTCTCGAAGCAAGACGTGCTTTCTGTGGACTACCACACCGCCTATCACGTGATGGGCACCAAGTGGACCAGTGCTGGTGACAACCCCACCAATGGCACTCTGGCCACTGCTGGCAACTGGTCAGCCACCTACGACATCGACCTGATCCCAATGGTCGAGCTGATCGTCAACAGCCCACTGGACACCAGTGCAATCGCCTGATACGTCCAGCAAAAGCTGATATTGCCCCGCTTCGGCGGGGTTTTTTATTGGGCTAAAATCAGAGAAAGTATTCCTGCAGTCTTGTGGCCGCAACAATCGATGCCACATTAAAGGGCGAAAACGCCAACAGCTTTGTAACGCTGGCGGAAGCAAACGCCTATTTCGAGACCGTTCCAAGTTCTTCCACCTGGGACGACAAAACTGACGACCAAAAGAACCGCGCCATCATCAGCGCAACCCGCTGGATCGACGTACTTAACTTTTACGGCGACCGTTGCAGTAACGGCCAAGCCCTGAGCTGGCCGCGCAACAACTACCACGTTGACCGTGTGGAACTTACATGTTCCGTCATCCCAGCCGACATCAAATACGCCACCTACGAGCTGGCGCGTGCGTTAGCAAACGATACCGATGCGGTCACCGGTAACACCGGAACCGAAGGTTTGTATGAAGAAGTCGAGCTAGGCGAACTAAAGGTGAAGTACAACACGGATAGCCAGGCAACTGGATCTGTGAACAACATTTTTGATGTCTACCCGTGGTTACAGTCTTACCTTGGAGCCTTCACCTTGGGCGGTTCTGGGGGTTATCAAGTGCGCGTTGTTAGAGGATGAAATGTCAAAAATAGACGACACCTTTTCACCAATTCCGGCCCAGATCTTTAACGACTGGGGCCAGGACATCACGTACATCAAGACCACTACACCCCGCGCCTACGACCCAACCACAGGAGCTGTGACTGGAGCGGATACCAATGTCACGGTAAAGGGCATCATCAGCCGCCTTACCCCGCGCGAATCCGAGGGCTTGTATCAAAGCACGGACGTAAAGATTTTGATTGGTACGGCAGAACTTGGCGATTATTATCCAACAGAAGCCGACCGTGTGCAGTATCCGCAGGCAGGCGAAACCCGCGAAGCTAAGATCATCAACATTTTGACCTATCGTGGTGACAATCCCATATACCACACCCTGATCGTGAGGCCACAGTAATGGCTAAGAACGGTCTATTTAAGCTTTTAAAAGAACTGGACCGGGTAGCTGCGACTACGGTATTTAACGGCCCAAAAGCTGCCGCAGAACGCACAGTCCGTGAATTACAGCAGGAGGGTCCAAGCTGGAGTGGTAAATTTTCAAACTCTTGGCAGATTGAAAGTCCCGTGGGCGGTATAGGTAGTTCTAAAGGTGATGGCCAGCCGGGCGAACCAAGGCCCATTTTTACGCCTGCTGTAACAGGCCCCCAAGTAGCAAAAAGTGTGCTTACAAAGGACAAAGTTGTTTTTACCATTTCAAACTTTGCAGAATACGCAGCTGAGGCCACGGATTTAGTTGAAAGTGCTTTTATCCGGCCTCCAGGTCAACCTTTCCCACAAACTCAACTAGGTCGAAATAAATTTCGTGAAGGTGATGGTGGCCGTCAACAGCCGTCCTACCGAGGCTATGTCGGTGGGGGTAACCCAGACAGTGAGTCCAGCGCCACTGCTGATCTTGACTGGTTCGCTAGTTATGTAGAAGGGGGCAAACTGGATCGCGCCGTCAAAATTGAAATGGATGACCTGTTTAAAGGACTGCAATGAACTACCAAGCGATTCGGGCATCAATGGAGAACCCGCTACTGACGGCGTTTAACAACTTGTCCCCTGCAGTACCAGTGTATTTCGACAACATCACTGCCGTACCACCAAATACAACCACCGAGTATGTCCGCGTCAACATCACGTTTGGTCTAACCAACGAACCAACACTGACCTCCAGCGTGGACAACGCCCGTGGTGCGTTAGTAATCCGCTTGTTCACAGAAAAGGGCCGTGGTCCTGCTCGTAATCAAGAGCTAGTTACAACGGCAGTAAATGTACTAGAGACACTTAATAACACGTCTAAAACTACTACAGGTGTGTTTGTTAAATTGGGAGAAATAAACGGTCCTACATTTTCAGCGACTGATGAATCCCCGCACTTTGTAGGTCGTATTGATACAGGCTATGTAGCAACTGTGCTGACTTAAATAGTCGCTAACCTGTAGGTAGCCGGGCAGTGCCCGCGGAGACCCTTATTCCCTGGTACGCCCAATGGCAACCACCGTTCTTTCCGGCACTTCAGGTGCCCTCTACTACAAGCCCGCTGGAACAACCAGCAGTTTTGCCGAGTCTAACGTCGATACTGGCGCAGACACCATTACTGTTGGAACCTACTTGAACTTGAAAGTAGGCGATCCAGTGCAGTTTAGTGTGATCAACACTCAAACTGGCGGCGCAGGCACAGGCACACTTCCCGCAGGACTCAGCCTTTCGACCACCTACTACGTTATTGCTTATACCGCCAGCACCGGAGTGCTGCAGGTGTCTGCCACCCTGGGTGGAGCGACAATCACCATCACCGATGACGGCACAGCTGTTAGCCCTAACGCTTTCCAAGTTGCCTACGCCGCATTTGCAGTAGTCGGACAGGTCCGCGACTGGAGCTTTGAGATCAACCGTGCTGAAATCGATGTAACCACCATCGGTCAAACCCCTGGTCAGTACGTTCCATTCCGCAGCTACATCTCCGGTTTCGGCGATGGTACGGGCAGCGCAACGGTCTACATGACCGACGAAGACGCTTCCCTCAGCAACCGCATGATCGAGGACGTGCTTCAGCGCAACCAAACTGGTGCTGCCTTCAAGCTTTACACCGACCAAGTGTTCAGCAGCGGTTCAGTGAACGAAGCCGAAAGCCGTTCCATCGAGTTTGAAGCAGTGCTGACTTCTGCCAGCATGAACGTCACTCCCGACGACGCACAGTCTGTAAGCGTAAGCTTCCGTCCATCTGGCACCCCAAGCTTCGACTTCAGCCAGACCTGATAAAGTGCTACTTAAGGCACTACTTAATAATTATTAAGTAAGCACCCAGCCCCGGTAATACCGGGGTTTTTTATTGCGCTACGCTATAGTTAATTTATAGTCAAGTACAAATCATGCCCGCTGGATCGAATCGTGCCATTGATCGGTTGCGTAAAGCAGCAAATCTCCAGCCGAGCAAGCGCAAGGTTAAATTGTCTGACGGCACCACATTTGAAATGTGGATCAGCCCTTTAACCATGGCGGAACGCGAACGCGCTCAAAAGCAAGCCAAGTCTGACGACGCTGGAGCGTTTGCACTGCAGCTGCTAATCGGCAAAGCACAGGACGAAAACGGCGCCAAGCTTTTCTCTGCCGGTGAAATCGATATTTTAAAAAACGAAGTCAAGGACAGCGATCTGCAGTCTTTGATGTTGGCCATCCTTAGCGACGAAGACGAAGAGCCAATGGACCCAAAATCCTAGTTGCGGAACTTCGTAAAGACAACTGGCTCATGCTGCAGTTCGGCGTTGCCAAGGAGCTTGGCATGAGCTTGACCGAAGTCCGCACCACGATGACACCAGAGGAGCTAATGGGCTGGAGCGCCTACTTCCAGATCCTTAACGAGGACCAGGAAAAACAAATGGAAAAAGCCCGCCGCCGAAGGTAACCTATTCTGCGCCTAGAATAGAAGACGACGTACCAGCTGTGGATCGTGGCATACAGAGCTGAAATTCAGATAGGCGTAAAAGGTGTAGAAGAGCTTACCAAGCTCCAAAAAAGGCTTGAAGGAACTAACTTTAAGATAGATGAAATCAATAAAAAGCAATCGACCACTTTTGGTGGTCTAGCCCAAAGCATACAGAATTATGCACAGCAGTTAAATTTAGCTGAGAAAGCTTTAAGTAAAGTTGCGGCAGCTACTCCACAGGAAACTAGAGCAGTAAACAACTACGTTACTGCCTTAGGTAATGCCAACGCAGCTAGAGAAAGACAGAACAAACTTATTGAGCAAGAAATTGCAAATCGTACAGCAGCCACAGCAGCATTAAAGGCGTATAACGCCGCAGCGGCTGCCCCCACACAGCGAGGCGCTGCCACCACAATGTCAGGCGGCTATTTGCGCGGTGCCTTTAGGGGCGGTTCGCAGTACCCAGGCCCTATAGGGCCAGGTGCAGCTTCTAGTAC